TTTCCGCTATTACAAAGGAGATCATTAGTGCGGTTGAGGGCCCAAAGAATAAAGAGAATCAAGGCAAGATCTTACAATTTCGGAAACTCTAAAAAAGGAAGAATGCGATGACACGGAGACAAATTAGGGCCGCGAAAGCAAGGCAAAAAAGACAAAGACTTTGCTCGATACTTTTTATTCTAACTTTTGGAGTTTGTGTTTTTCAAGCACGATCCATTTTTCAAGCGATATATCCGGCTGCAGATACCTCGTATCTTTATGCTATCTCTGGACGTTGACCATGAAGCCTTTGTTGATAGACGCGAAAGTAGGAAGAGATCTTGCAGAATGCGCCCTCAAGACCTTGCAAGTACAGCGAGAATATTTTTACTCGAAAGGAGATCAAGAAAAGTTATGGAAGGCAAGGGAGATGGCGCGCCTCCTGGATAAGCTTAGTAAAGAGATGATGATGTTGTGCGGGGAAATGGAGTAAAATAGTATAAAATTGCTTCATTTTGTTGTTGACTGCGTGCTAAGATTGCTTCATATTTGCTTCATCAACAACAAACAAACGGAGATTTTATGACTACTTACAATTAACCAGTCGAGGGTAGTTTATGCCAAACGGAAATAAAAAACACAAATATAACCAAGAGCTGGCTTGTAGGATAACAGACGTTTTCCCAGGGTTTAAAGTACTAGAAGCCGGAGGACCAGGAGAGCTCCACATCACTGAAAAGATCGTAATATGGATTGAGGAAGGTGTGGTTAAATACATCTGGGACCAAATAGAGAAACAATGGGTGAGTATAAAAGATCGAAAACCGATAAACCATGTTAAGACCATTATGAACAATGAGGACTTATGACAAGTGTTTGAACTAATCCCAGAAAACTTGCGTTGCCTATAGTTTTTTTGCCCACAACCACAACCTAGAGAGGAAACCATGAAGGCATTTAGAATTGTTAATTTACGAATAGCATTTTACAAAAAGGCCGTTTACGACACGAAGAAGAATAAGGTGTGCCGCAAGTGGAAGCGTATGGAAATCTGCAGCCGCAACGGATCGCGGATTTGTTTTAACTTTTAGGGGGGCGCCATGATTACATTTTATCCAGATTCAAAAGTTTACGTTATACGTTACGGGCGCAAGTCCGTAACGTGGGAAACAAGCTGGGAGGCCGCATCTATGGTCTCACGCATTCTACGCGGCACATGGTAACAAAAAATATTTATGAGGTTGAAATGCCGAGGTTCTTGATCAAAGCAGAGGTGATTAGCGATTGGACAGTACAAGCGCGGAGGTTCGTTGAATTTGAATTTGAAGCAGAAGATGAGAGATCTGCTCGCAAGTGCATCCATGAAAAATTTGAAAGTCAGTTTGGTGAGCCGGATTTTTCTGAATGCGCTCGGGCTGATTCATATGCTCTCGAGGATTGGAGCGTAAATCCAATCGCAAATGGGGTGCGGCAGATAGAGGGAAAGCCATACCGCTGCGAGAGGACCCCTGACATTTTTGAGGCACTAATAACCGAAGGAGAAACTAATGAACAGTAGAGAAGGTATTGATCAGCCGCTTATTTTCTCCAGAGGATTTTCTGATTGTGAAGTACGCGATGGGAGGCTTCTTTTTAGGACAAAAAACTTTGACCCGGTAGACAACCCGAAGCACTACAACTCCCACCCATCCGGGATTGAGTGTATCCAAATCACCGAGCACATGAATTTTAACATCGGAAACGCGATCAAGTACTTGTGGCGCGCGGATCACAAAAACGGCGTTGAGGATCTAAAGAAAGCAGCGTGGTACGTAGCGCGAGAGATTGAGCGGATTAGCAAACAAGGAGAAAATCAATGTGGATAGAGATCAGAAACGAAGATCACTGGAAAGAACTGCGCTCAAAGAATGTGGGTGGATCAGACATCGGCTCGCTATTTGGGTGCGGCTATCTAACTCTTTTTGAGCTCTGGCACCAAAAAAACGGGACACTTGAGCCGGAAGATTTTTCGGATAATGAGCGCGTTATGTGCGGCAATCTCCTTGAGGACGCCATCGCACAGATGGTCGCAAACAGGGGATATAAAATTGAAAACAGAAAATCCTATGTGACATCCGATGACACACCTGGCATGGGGTGCACTCCTGATAGATTGATCTTCAAAGAAGGCGAAGAAACCCCAGGCCTCCTACAGATTAAAAACACGGATTCGCTTGAATTCCGCAGGTGGGAAGACGGAGAGCCTCCCCTCAAATTTCAGCTACAGTTACAGCATGAGCTTGCTTGCGCCGAGTACTCTTGGGGGGTTCTTGGGGTCCTCGTCGGAGGTAACAAGCTGATGACCTATGAATTTGAGCGCCACGAGGCAGCGATTTCGAACATAAAAGCTGCTGTGATGGATTTCTGGGATTCTTTGCGGGAGGGAAGGGAGCCAAAGATCTCAGACGGAGACGATTACGAAGCGGCCACCAAGGTCTATGGCGCTTTCGATTCGCTGATTGATTTATCGGGAGACAACGAAATTCCGGCTCTTTGTGCGGAGGCAAAGGAGGCTGCCGAGATCCGCCTTGCGGCAGAGAAGCGAGAGAAGGCTGCAAAAGCGCAACTGCTTCAAAAGCTCGCCGGCGCTTCCACTGCACGGTGCAATCAGATTGTCATCGAAAACAAAACGATCAATCGCAAAGGATATGAGGTCGCGGCCAGTAGCTACCAAAGGCTATCGATCAAAACTTAATGATAAGATCATTTCATTTTGTTGTTGACTATATGTTAAAATTGCTTCATATTTGCCTCATCAACAACAAACAACGGAGAACATCATGGAATCTATGAAAACAGACAACGAGACCTCAGGTGCGGAGATCGAGGCCAATAGAGTTAGCCATCAAGAGGAGACTGCAAATCGCCTATATGAAACTATGCTAAATGGGGTTGGCGGCCCAGAAGCTAAGGGTGTTTTGATAATGGCCTTGAGAGTGGCTTATAGCGCCGGATCTAACCGAGCCATTGAAGATTATCATCATCGCCAAAGTAATTGAGAAGTTTTCTTACAACCAAAACAACCAAGGGGAATTTTATGTCAAAAGAACTTGTAAAAACACCAATAAACACCGTTCGAGATGCTCTCGAAAAAATGAAGGGGCAGTTCGAGATGGTGCTACCGAAGCACCTTACGCCGGACAGATTGTGCAGGATTGCGATTACCGCGATACAGCAAACCCCAAAGCTTCTGGAGTGCGATCGGCAGTCGCTTTTTTCCGCAATCATGCGCTCCGCGCAGCTTGGTCTGGAGCCCGACGGAGTTTTGGGGCAGGCGTATTTGATCCCGTATGCCGGGAAGGTCCAGTTCATCCCTGGTTACAAGGGCCTGATCGATCTCGCGCGGAGATCTGGAGATGTTTCCAATATCATCGCTAAAGAGGTGTGCGAGAATGATGATTTCGAGATAAACTGGCACGAATCGATGCCATTCCGCCATAAGCAGCCAACACGCGGAGAACGCGGCGAGGTTATTGGCTGCTGGGCCTTAGCGCGCTTCAAGGATGGTGGATTCCACTGGGACTATATGTCGGTAGACGAAATCCTGAGGATCCGAGATGGATCATCCGGCTGGAAGAGCGCGGTGCAGTACAACAAGACAGCAACGAGCCCTTGGACGACCGATAAGGTGGAGATGTACAAGAAAACGTTAATTCGGAGAATTTCGAAGTTCCTCCCGATGAGCGTGCAGCGCGCGGCGATGGTCGAGGATTTGATTGATCAAAACAAACAATTCACGGTGGACGAATTGGGCGAAATATCGATAGACAACACGCCGGACCCAAAAGGCATGCGTGATGTTAGTGGGGATGTAGAGATTTCAGAGCCGAAGAAATCAAAGCTTGATACTTTTGTCTCATCTTCTCCTGCGACTCCAACTCCTCCAATCCCTGAGAAGCCGGCGGTAGTTCCGAAGAAAGAAACAAGGAGCCCGAATGATCTGGCCGCCGACATAATGAACGAGGTCTCATCTTGCGAGACTCAGGATGAACTAAACGAGGTGATTGGCGCTCACAATTCTGCGATTAACGGATTGCCAGAACGATTAAACCAACAAGTTGCCGATTGCATTGGTCAAAAAATCAGCGAATTGAGCAGCGAAAAGCAACAAATTCTTTTTTAAGTATAACATTAAAATGTGAGCGTAAGGCGGTGAAAAGTAACGTTATTATGTTTCCGTCAGAGAATCGTAGACGGAGTAACTTCAACTTAGAGCAGGAAATGCAAATAGCAAAAACAACCAAGGAATTAAATGAGCTGGCGGAAGGAGAAAATTTAATCTATGAGGCTCTTAAAATCCCGGAAGACATTCTGGAAAAGATAAAAATAAAGCCCATAGAAAAAAATGCAGGATACTCTCTACACGCCGGATTCAGAGACTCTCTACTCACTAATAGTGGCAGCGATGATCCTAGGATTTATCTGGCTGAGTAGATACGCAATATTGTTCTCTCTAATGATTGCGACTGCCACAATTGTTGCCTTTTCAAAAAAACTTAAGGGGATCTTAAAATGGATATCATCAAAAACGAAACAATGATCGGACACAACAACCCTCCCTCTGATGCGGAGAGCCTTGAGCAGAAGCTCAGGGAAGATTATGAGCGCCAATTATTTGATGCGCGGGAAGTATACGCAGAAGCAAAGAAATTTCCTGGGAAGATCGAAAGTGAAGAAGATGCGAACCGGGGAGCAGATCTGATCAAAAAGATTGTTGGCATCAACAAAGATTTTGAAGGAATACGGGTAAAAGAAAAGGAGCCTTACCTAACACTTGGTAGGGTGGTTGATAACTTCTTTAAGCGCCCGCAAGATTCTCTCAACGACGCAAAGAACAATGTCCGCCTCCCGCTTGATGAGTACTTGAAAGAAAAGGCCAGGAAAGAATTGGCAGAACGGGAGGAGAAGGCAAGAATTGCCAGGGAAGAGGCAGAGAAACGCGCCGCACAAGCAGCAGCGGCATCGCAGGCGCAGCAGCAGGCAGCAGCAGACATACTCACACAAAGCGCAATCCAGATGGATAACAAGGCCCAGGCTTTGGAGCGCGCCGCAGAAGAAAAACCAGCGCAGCTAGCCCGCGCAAGCGGAGTAAGCGGGACGGCGGCATTGCGAACAAAATGGGTCGGAGAAATCATTGACATAAAATTTATTGATCTCGAGGCATTGAGACCATACATCCGCCAAGAAGATCTCCAGAAAGCATTAAACAGCTTTGTGTCGATGGGTGGGAGGGAGCTATCAGGAGCAAAGATATATGAGAAACATGAAACATTCGTGAGATAGACATGAAACAAGAAATATCCATCGAGGCAAGTAGAGTCATTGGTTTTGGATCGCCTGAGGGAGATTGTTTTTATGTTGTCTGGAAGGCGGATAATCTGCCGAAATTCTTTTCGAAGTCCGCATTTCGATTGATCATAAAGCCTGCAATCGAGGTGATAGATCTGATCTTTTCTCTTGTATCCTTTTTTATTATTTGGACCATCGGGAGCATTGTGTTGTTTTTTTGCAACAAAGTTAAAATTATTGCAGAGTTTTTCTTAAGATAGATAAAATTTGATCGCAAAACCATATTCCTGACGTCAGGAATATGGTTCAACAAACCCGCTCCTTTGAGAGGGTTAACATTAACCACATAAAAAGGTCATAAAATGAGAAATTTACTACTCGCAACAACCGCGCTAAGCTTGGCTGCTAGCGCAGCACTGGCGGAATCGCCAACCATCTCTGTCGGTGGAAAAATCACGACGCAAGTCGGAATTTCTGAGCAGAAAAGCAGCTTCACAAGCGGGCCAACTGTTAGGCTGCAGGACGGAAGAGATAGCCACATCCGCACCGATTCGCGCGTTGATTTGAAGGTTTCCGGTAAGGCAGAAAATGGCCTCGGTTATGGTGGCGTAACATCAATCATCGGAAACGCTTCCGGCCAAGATGATGATGGCAACAACAGCACTGCAGGCGAGAAAACCTACGTGTTCGTGGAAAGCGGCCTTGGTAAAGTAGAAGCCGGCAGCAACAATGGCGCATCTCAGACCATGAAAGTTGGCGCGCAATCGTTTGCGAAAGGCTCTGGTGGCATAGCTGGTGATTTTTACAAGTTTGTGAATCTTGGGGCGGTAAGTTCCGGAGCAGGATTGCAGCGTGATAAATTTATCGTAACCCCTGATCTACCGAGCGTTGCTACTCCGGGATCTCGGAATCTCAACGCTTCTGCTGCCGGGATTTCTCCTGCAGATCAGCCGGTGACAGAGTATGCGAACAAGATCACCTACTACAGCCCACGGATTATGGGTGTGCAAGCGGGTGTAAGCTACATCCCGAACACTGGTGAGAGGGCGAATGCCAATGGGTTCGCTGGGAAATACACCGGAGGGACTGCGCCAGCATATTACCAAAATGTTTTCACGGGTGGCCTTAACTACCAGGCAGAAATAAGTGGTATAAATTTCCGCGGATCTGCAGTTACAGAGCAGGCAGGTAAAACCCAACGCGCGAACTCTGGGGATTCAAACGGATATACAGAAATGAACTCATATGAGGTCGGTGGTGTTGCATCCGTTTCAGGGATCAGCGTCGGAGGATCGTATGCAACAATCCCAGACTTTGGTGGCTTAACCGCGAAATCAGAAGAGGGAAATTTCTGGACAGCTGGTGCCGGTTATGAGTTCGGTCCTTTTGCAGCAAGCATCACCTATCTGCAAAGTGAGGCAAAGGACTCCGCACACAAAAATAAGTTTGAGAACATTTCAGTTGGGGCTGATTACAAGCTCGCTCCTGGATTGGTTCCATACGTCGAAGTCAGTTTTTTCGACGCGGACTCAGACCTACAGGATACCACTACGAACAGCGGAAACGTGTTATTGGTTGGCACGCAACTAACGTTCTAGTGGGTTCTCCCCAGCAAGTTTGTTGTTGATAACCATCGGGCTGGGGAGTTGGATTGAAACAGAAGAGCAAAGAAACGCAGGTATGTAACCGGCGGGACGTAAGAAGGAGAGGGGAGGGCCTTGTAGCGAGACCTCCCCAACTCCTTCCAGAGTTAAGGAGATCGCATTTTAGAGCATGCCCGCGGTCTTCTTAACTCTGGGAATTTCTATTTTCCCAGAAAAAATTCTCCTGGTTTGGCCATTACTGGTTTTAAGAATACGCCTCATAAGGCCAGGATAGGGAGGTGACTGGAAAGCCGCTAAGTGCCAGGCTTGACAATCGGAGAGACGAGCATTCGACGAACACCGTTTGGAGCATAGATATGGCGTGTTAAGCGAAAGCGGAGACGCAGGATATGCTATGCGTTTTGCTTACGAGCGACCACGCGGCAGGGAGCGCGAAACCGAAGTGTCTGCAGACAACTGAGGACCCGACACCCCCTCTCACTACCGGCGGTGAAGCTCAAGACCGCTGCATATGGGAGGGGGTTTTTCTAAAGGATTAGTATGGACTGGCAGCCGATTGAAGACCTACCGGAGGGAAGTTTCCGCTTTGTCGGGTGGATCCATCCAGATGACCGAAACTCAAACGATCAAACATATGTGGAGTATGAGAGAACTGGGAAGGAATACAGGAGGATCGATGACGGGCGATCTTGTGGGGACCCGTCGTTCTTTATTCTCCTAGAACCGCCGGAGTCAGATCTACCTGATTCCGTGATCTGCAGGTACCTTGGCAGCGGTAAGTGGTGGCTAAATTCTATAACGAAACCTTCGTAGTAAGAACAAAATGAACAGCAATAACAAATTTGAAGATAGATTGTGGGATGAGTTCAGTTTGATTTTCCCAATCGTCCGGAATAAACCGGAAGTAAAGGCAGGTTTCATCTCTGGGGTGTTGGTAGCAAAAGCATTTATGATGCGAGGAAAGGATAGGGCAGCCAACTTGTTTTCTGTCCTCGAAGGATGGCTGTTTACAATCAGTTTTATCTTTGTCTTGTGCGCGACTCTTGTCCTTTCGCTAACCAATTCCGATCCGAGACAAAGCTCACTCTACTCACTGCTCTTTCTTGTAAGCTCTCTCTCCTTTGGTTCCCACATCCGAGATAAAAAATGAAAGAAATATTGAAATATTGGATCGGAGATCTGGCATTTGGAGTCTTCAAGGCAAGGATCCCCGAAGGCGCTGAGATACTCTCTGTGCATGCCCAAGGGACTGTGATCGCCATCTTTGCAATCGTTGATCAGCGCGAGATTCTCGAGGAAAGGTTTTTTGTCGTTCTTCCTACAGGAGCATCCCTTACATATTCCTGCGAGAAACATCTCGCTACGATACAAGGTCAGAATGGGTTATTCTACCGCGTGTATTCTTGCAGGAAGCGGCCCAAAGCGTGATGGCACGCCGGGTGGTTCCGTTAGAGCCTGCGATGATGGTTGCTTGGACCGAAGAAGCCAAGCATCGGAGCCGCTTCAACCTTTTCACTACTTAACACTAACCAAGGAAACTAAAGATGGACGACAAAACACAGCCCAATCTACAAGACAGCGCGTTGGTATTCGTTGAAGATAATTTAAGTAAAAACGAACTCTTCCGCATCAATCCGGACGGCACAGTAGTGCGCGGGCCTGCTTTCACGACAGTCGATGAGATGAGCCTGGCGTTCTGGGACGCTGTAGAGAGGCACGCATGCACCACCAGATAACCATACCAAGCATCTATTTTGACCAGATCCTATCCGGCGTGAGGACGTTGTACCTTTCTCAAAACATTTCGGATTTTGCGGTAGGGGACAGCGTCACGTTCCTTGAAGACAAAATAATAGATGGCGTGGTGCGGAAGCTAACGGCTGACGTAACATATGTGCCTCCCGGTCCGGCATCCTCCGGGTATTTTTCTTTCTCGCTTAGAATGACAGAGGGATTATGAGTGAAATGACTGAAGGCTTCATGGCCATCGAATCAGAATTACAGAAGCGCAGGCGACACGAAGAAGTAATGAAGGGAAAGACCGCGGAATACCGTGTGGAATTCCGATTCCGTAGAGGAAGCAAGCGGTTGATGTATTTTGAAAAACTCGAAGATTGTAAGAACGCAACAAGCAAGCGCTGCTCTTACAATATATTCGGCTCGCCTTTAATAGAGAGTCCAACCTCTAAACAAATACAAAAGATGGGCCCTCGGGGTGGATGGAGGAAAATCGCATAATGTGCATTATGTTAAATAATCGTTAAATATCAGTATATTACAAGGAGGTGTAAATGTCAAAAGAGATCATCATAGAAGGGTGGGTACCCATCACTCTCGAACTAGAAGAATCTGGGTTGCTTTATGCCGCAAACGTCGGCGGGTTTGTGGCGGGGGCAAAGCTTTCGAAAGAAAGCGCTATGGATGTTCTCCAAACGAATTCCGAAACTGAGATTCTCGTTGATGTAAGGAAAGTGCGCTACAAAGATGGTAAAATAATCGACATCACAGATGATGAACCCCCCCAGTTAAGCGAGGAATAAATGACCCTCAATTGAACAACTGTCGGAACCCGAAAGCAAATTGCCAATTCTAAAAAATCCCCCACCTTTCGGATACCGATCACGCATAGACAAGGTGGCCGATTATATGGCCAGCTTGCTCTTTATTATCACTACTGGCGTGATGTGCTTATTCCTGGTCGTTGCCCTCGGAGTCTTTGCTTACAAGGAGATAAACGATCCAGTCTGCTCGCAGATAAAGCCCAAATGAAGCTCGCAATTATATCACTGAGTAATTTTACTCACTCATATAATCAAAACCAGAAAGAGGTGCTTGAAAGCAAGTAAAGGAGATTAATGTGACTGATTCGAAGAAATCTCTGGCAGGGGAAATTGCAGAGCTTAATCGCCTTTTTTCAAAGGCTGATTCAGAGCGGAATAGGATTAAAGAGGAGCTTGCAAATAAACAGCGAGAATTTAACCTGCTGGCGCAATCAACGCCCGTAAAGGTGAGCGACCATGCCCTTTTAAGGTATCTTGAAAGAAAGTACGCAATAGACACTAAAAAAGCTAGACAAGAAATATTTGCACTCACAGACGGCTTTGGAAAGCATGCAAAGCGCGTGACAGTGGACGGACTGGCTTTTATAATTTCAGAGGGTGTTGTGGTTACATGCTATTAAAAAGCAAAACCTATGGTTCTCTGAAAACTCCGTCGTCGTGCAGGATCTCAAAAACAAAATATTCCTTCCCTTTGCTAACGCGAAATTTTCTCACAACCGCGTGCGTTATCAGCTTGTCATCGAAATTATACTTTTTCTGCAGAATGTCTTGCAGTGGCTTTACTGGATTGTCCCAGTCGGAAGCTATGGACGAAAAACCGAATTCGAAATAGATTCTATAGGGCGGATCCGGCATTGTTAGATGCGGAAGGAGAAACAGCAATTCCTCTTCGTAGCGTTCGTATTTTTCGGTTTTGAACCGCCTCCCCCGCCAGCACTGATTTACCGAAAGTGGCTTTATGTTTAGGGATGCGGTCGCTCTTTTCATTTATTCTGCATGAGATTTGTTTTAAGGGCCGATCCAGAGGAGCTGCCAAAATAGTAACCGGTGACCTGTTTCATTTCGGAGATTATGTATCCTATCAGAGCGCCCGCCAAGGCTGATTCTACGCGCGAAAAACCGGCAAGCGTGAACGCTACCATTGCCAATCCAGAAATCACAATAATGAACGCGAGAATTTTCGTGGTTTTATCTCCGGTCTTTGCCTCCCTGTCGCGCGCGGAAGCTCTATCAGTCGCAGAAATCTGTTCCTTCGTAACCTGCAACTCCTCGAGCCGGAGGCTGTATTCCATATCCTTTTCTTTGAGTTTTTGCAGATCGGCTGGTGATGCTGCAATTATGGCGCGTTCTATTTCCTTGTCCCCCGCCTCTTCGCCTAAATTCAGCGCTCCTTTCACTGCAGCCGCAGCTAATGCGCCAAAAGGCGGCGCCACTGCCGACGCTAAAACAGGAGCAATGTTTGCGACCATCTTTTGCCATGACATCTCTACTTCCTCCCCTTACTAACCCAAATCCCAATTTTCCTGTAGAAATATAGACCGCATAGAATCGCCGTTAGGATCTCTATGAAAGGCAGATACGAATAAAAGAATTGCCACAGGAATTCGAAAATCATCATCACGACCTCATTATGTTTGCGAGTTCAGTTGCGCGATTGCCGACTTGGGTCGCCCACCGCGAATCAAGCATTTCTCTCGCAGCTTCTTCAAACTGATAGGCAGAAATTGCCGCTATCATTTTTCTAAAGTTAGAGAACCCACGCTCACCAAGGTTAAAACACATGTTGATAAGCGCTGCCTGTTTGGGCTTTGGGAGCTCGGCAAAATTTGCCACATACTTTGCAGGGATTGCCTTAGCTTTTTCGATATCGTTTCGAAGCATAATCCTTGCCTCATCTTCTGTTATCCCAACATCATCCAGATTTCTCCCAACGCCGATCGTGAGCTTCCCGACTGAATCTCGATAAGGAGTGAGCCTTATCCCCTCATGGCGAAGCAACTGCTCCTCGACTGCTCTATAAAGCTCTGTGCACATTTACTTGACCCCCCATATGCCGACATTGATTATGCGTTTAAATGTATCACTCAACATGATCCCGAGCGCCGTGAGCACGACCATCGTTGCAGTCCCGACGCCCTTACAGATATTCATGACCTCGTCCAGCCGATCAACTTGCTTTGTGAGTTTCTCAATAGCGGTCGTCAGGTGTTCGACCGAGGTTTCAAGTCTTGCAAGCCTTGCATTATCGTTCATGCTACTCCTCCGGCGCAGTGAAAATTCCGTCTGAGTAGCTCCAACGCTGCCCCACTTCCTCCGGACACTCAACCCAAATAAGATCCGGGTGAAACCTACCGTTAGGATCAATGTCCGTTATTTCCATAGTTGTGTTGTTCTCTATTCTTGCCCATTTTGTCATTAGCTGTACTCCCAAATCAGAACCATACCATCCGCCCCCGCACCTGAAGAATTTGATCCTCCAGTAATGGCAAACGTGCCGCCGCCGCCAGGGAATACCCCGGAAGTTCCATTTCCGTTGGTGCTAAGAGACTTTCCTGCCGCCGCGCCAGATGGCGCCGCTCCTCCAAAACCCATACCAGTTGCAGCGCCAACGATAAAAATAGAATAGCTACACGACCCGCTTATATTAACGTCCCCCCCCGAGGCGGTCCCGCCGACTGAAAGACTCCCATAAAGATTCGATGCCCCAACCAATGCAATATTGGGGCCTGCTCCCCCCGCTGTTCCAGCTATCCCACCTGATGATGAACAGATGGCGCCAAAAGAAGACGACCCACCATTATTCCCGGTAGCATTACTCCCAGAGGTGACAGATGCGCCTCCAGCTCCAACCGTTATCGTCACACCAGAAAACGCAGAAGTTAATCTTTTTCTTGAATATGCTCCCGCACTACCACATCCCGCGCCACTGCTCGTTCCAACGCCTCCGCTTCCCCCCGCACCCCACACTTCAACGATCACAGATGCTGTTCCGGCGGTTGGCGTGTAGGTAGCTGTTCCTGGGGTCGTAAAATATTGGACACCAAGCAACCTTCCGGGAGAGTACAGAGGCTCCCCACTTTTCCGCTGGAAAAATGCACAATACCAATTGCCCGATCCGAGCGAGATAAAGATCGCGACGTCACCGGCAGCGGTGGTGATGTTTGCCGCGGTTGGAAGAATTAATGATGTTGCATTATGGGTGAGCGTGAGAGCGCCGGTGAAGCGCACGATGCGCATGGTTCCGGCTTGTGCCGTTCCAAAGCCGGTGATCGTAGTCGTCCCGGTTACATCTACCACGGTCCCGGTCGCCGCCCCTATGTCAGTGGTCGTGCCGCTCGCTATATCAGAGCCTTTCGCCAGATTGAGAGCTCCGGTCAAAGATCCCCCAGAAAGTGCTAGGAGTCCGAGATTGGTGCTCGCCAGCGTACCTATCGTGATCCAGGCATTATTTGCAGCGTTCCGGATTTTGAGCAGTCCTGTTGTCGCGTCCGCCCACAGCTGATAAGCGTACATAGTGCCGGGTTCAGAAGCTCCGGATGACAACGTTACGAGTGCCTGCAGAGCGCTGTTTATGTCAGACCTTGTCGCAGGGAAGGTCTGGTTTGCAATCGACATATCATTTTGAGACATTGCCGATCTCCTTTCTCAACCGTTTCATTGTGATGATTGCATTCTTCGATTGCGCATCTACTGCCTGCTTCGCTTCCAGATAAGCCACTTTGATTCCGTCGTTCTGCGCCAGTTTTCCTATTTCCCTCTCGAAATAAGCCAGGACAAGATTGAATTTGAAATCGCGAAAGTAGTCCTCGATCTCCGATACGTTCTCCTTGAACTGAGCATTCCCAAGCCAATCTTTTATGCGCAACACATCTTCTTCTGTTTTCGCCTCGGATAGATCTTTTGCAGCAATCTGATATTCCGAGAAATCCAATCCCTGATTCCTAAGCGCGTACCACCGACGCTGTATCTCATCCATTGTTTCCGCTGCGATTTTCTTAAGACTCTCTGCCATTTAGTAACCCTTTGCGTGCCAATTTACGCTCCGAACAATGAAAGTCCCGGCAATGTTCTTCACTCCGATGTCAAAACTGTCTGAATCGACGTTCGAGATCACAAGATAATCGCCGGTTGCTGCATCGAGTATTGTAGCGCCGACGAATGGACTTGTAACCACATAGGCCTTGTTAAAATTTACTGTTGTCAGAGCACCGGACGCGGTTGACAGAGTCCCCGAATCAACCACGTCTGGGCAGTCTGCCTGCCATGAAAGGGCCGATATGTCGATTTGATACGAGGAATCCTCTGAGAGCACATCAAGTTTGAACCGCGCAGCCCTGCAGGTATAGTCTCCGATGAAGAACTGCCTATATGCGCTCCATGTCGGGGATCCGCTTGGGTCATCATCTGTGGTGGAAATAAATCCTTTCACGGCCACACCAGACACGTCACCCCCGTCAAAATATCCTGAAGCGTCGTCGAAATCGCCAGCGCGGGAGTCAAAAAGATCAACCGAATTTGAGACCGTCACCGCAGCAGAAAACGAGAATCTTGAGGTGGTGACTTTTCCTAGATCGAGATAAGTGGAGGACTGGTATATTCCATGAGTTTCGAATACCGATCCATCTGCAGAGAGACTTAGAATCCCCCCTGAAACACTCATATCCGTCTTTGTGCCGGTAAATCCTGGATCTTCTGTCAGTGTGGCGACAACGTTCATCTTAACAATGTCCGCAACGTTCGAAACAATGCTTGCAGCCACAGCGGATTCGTTCCCGCTGGAATCCACAAACTTTGCAAAATAGGTCCCCGTTAGCAGCGGCACTGTTGCGCTCGTAGCAAGGCCGTTAAGTTCCGGGGCTATATCTATGGAGTTTGACCAGGTTGCCGAAATCGTATCTGGGGAGAAGCGAATTCGCACTGCTCCGCCGACCAAGACATCCAGATCAACCGATTGATCGGCAGAGTTCCAGGTTAAATGCGCATTGTTGTTTATTGCATTCAGGGAAAAATTCTCAACATTCTGCGGGAGTGCGGTTAGGCCAAATATTTGGATTGTTACCGTATTGTAAGAACTGGTAATCCCTATCGTGTTTATTGCCTTCACGCGGAAGTTATACGATCCGGGCTGAATATCAAAAATCGTGTAACTAGTATCCGGAGTGCGTGGAATGACGATATAATCGGTGTCCGCCGCGAGTTTATATTCGAGCTGATATTCCCGAACAAATGCATCCGCGCTCGCTGTCCATGAAACAAGCGCCTTCGTTTTGACACCTGCACTCCCAATTGTGGAGTAAAGGGACTCTGCCACCATCGGGGCGCCAGGGATAGCAACCGTAAACGGATCTGGTAAATTTGTGTCTGGCGCTGCATCGATGATAGTCGCCTCCCCCTCGTTCCAATCGTATGAAGCAGAGCTTTCTTCCTGGGCGGTGATTGCAACGCCTTTAACAGGATCGAAAGACCAATTCATTAATCGAAACACCTTGTCCGTCCATCCGAACACGGTGTTCGTGTAGGTGAAAGTATCCCAGACGGCCAGATTCATCCCTGCCGAGGGATGTAGAACCATTTCAATGAAGATTCCCTGGCGCGCCTTCTCAAGGAGAATTTTTGCAAGTCTCTGTGCTCGCTCAGCCGATTTCTCGAATGGCAGTTGCAGATCTCTGATTATTCTTTGACCTCCGTCCTGCGTTTCATAGGTTGCATTCGTGACGATTGGGAAACTTGTCGGCTGATAGTTCTTATCAGGGTCGGCAAACGTCCCCTGGACTGCGTTGAACAGCTCCTTCCTGGTCATCCGAGGATTCATCGTTACTTCGCCGATGATCATGTCATCCGTTATTTCGTTGGTCCCCGGAGAATCATATACCGCGACATTGATCCGGAACTTCCCCTGTACGTATGTAATGGGTGCGGCAACGCTTGAAGAAAGTTTTTGCAGATTATCCATCGGCGAGTTGTCTAGGCTAAGGAACCCGTGGCACTCATAGCGATTTTGCGTTCCTCCCTCTTTTAAATCCACATCTTCATCGCAGATGTTCGCATTTGCGATGGCTAGCACATCGTCGATCCCATCTGAAGGCACCGAGAATCCATACTCCGATGTCAGATAATCTCGAATGCAGAGGACTGGGTTAGAGGACCAGGCTGTTGTCGCGCTTCTTGGGTCGTAGACTTTTTTCCCTTTAACAAGGGCCGTGACGTTCGGGACTCCTGCGGTAAATATGTCTGTGTTGAACTCCATTATCACATACAGATACGCAATCCCGTTCCCGATACATGAAGAATCCCACCCATCGATCTGTGCGACCGCATCCGTGTCCGCTACCTGCCCTGCCCCACCTAGATGTTTGATCACCCTTGCGTAAGACGCACCATCCTTGAAATATGGTGCACTTGTGACCCATCCAGACCCATCCAGGGTCAGCTCAGTGTCGCCGAAATATACTTTGCTGAATTCTTCAATTTCATGTCCCGCAAAGCAGATCATCTGATGGAAGAACACGTTGGTCCCGGTTCGCGTGCCTCCCCCATACGTAGTGCCGCTGTTTGTTGTTGCTTTGAGAGAAATATTCCCGCTGCAGCGTATTTGTCCGTAAATGATTTTATGCGGTTCTGTCGCAGAATTTGTTTGGATTAGTATCCCAGACGCCTCGAATGCGAAGCTAGGCGCTGTCGGCGCCTTCTGCGGGAAGAGTCTGCCACCGACATAAGAAACGCCAAAAGCAACCGCTACGCCAACCAAAGCCCCAACAAGTCCCCCGCCAAGGCTGATCGATGCGAAAACAGCCGCAACCGCTCCAACAATGGGGACGACTGCTGGCATCTACTCAACACTCCAAGCGTGCGTACAAGTCAGGGTTGTAAGCTTCACTATCCCTCCGGTGCCGAGGAAATAGCTCCAACTACCCAAGCAGATCCCCATCGCTTTATTCGGAGAAAGAACCAAATCGCCGCGTTTTGCATACTGGATGGCCTTCCTTGGGAAATATTCATCAACCAAAGTCTCCGCAGAATCATGGCCCATCGCGCGCATGATCCTTCTCGCACCGAGCTGGGAATTATATTTCCCGCGAAAATCTATCGCGTAATCAACTCCGTGGATCTTTTTGAGATAATCACAGACCCACAAAACACAATCATTCTTTCCCCATTCGAAACAACATTGCTCTTCACAATGTTGCCGCGCGATATCGTAACCCATCGTGGATAGGCGTTCGTTTTCTATCGATCTCAGTTTGTTACGCACTTGCCCTACCCCACACCAGTTGTTTGTCCGTTGCCTGCTCTGCGAACTTGAAGAAATTATCGCTAGGAAACCGAGATTTCTGATCTGCCTCGTTGTATCGCCTTATTCTTGGCTTATCCCAATCTGCGAGCTCGTTCTCAACGGATAGAGTAATCGATGCAGTCGCACCTGTAAGCTTAATGGGCGCTGTATCAACTTTGCCGCGGAACATCATCGCCGGCGTGCCGATCAATGCGCCAGATTCAACATCAACGAACCCGGAATATATCGTTGCTCTTCGCCCCTGATAGTATTCACCGAGAACAACGGAAACCAACGCGGCCTCAATGCCGGTTAGAGTTAGCCTAACAGCAGATCTAGAGAGCTCGGAATTTTCCTCGATGCCCTCTATGATCCCAAGCTGCCCGATTCCGGTATAGGTTGCGCCATCAAATACAATGTCGCCGAGACGTGAGTGCACAAGTATATTTCCAGAATCCAACTCGAGTTTTACGAGATTGATCGGAGCATTTATTGATGCTTGTGCTTCTGCCAAGGAATCTACATCTAGCCCACGACTCATGCGAAGACCTCGGTTGCAGCGAAAGATTTCTCCGTGAAGACGCCATTCTGGTTTGACTCCCACATTGTTTGCATATCATCATCCAAAATCATTGCGCAGTAACAATCGGTCCCGAGGAGGATGGCGGTGTTGTCCGCCGGAGCAGATCTAAGCGCAGGCTTAAAAGAGATCGTCGCCTCTCCCGACCCATTCGTGGTGATGTTTGATGTCACCATTTTAAATTCTCCATTTACAGAGAAATAATCTCCAACCATCAGCCAATTCGTAATGCTTGCGGTCGCTCCATCAATTAATAGGCTGGAGCCCGTCTGCGACGCCCCCTTCACCAGTGGAGTCCCGGTCGCTATTCCTCTTGGGATCCTTCTGTCAGGATCGTATGCGTATAGTGTGTTAACGCCTCCATCGAGCAGGAGTAAAAATGCCTGCCATTCAGCTGCCTGCTGCTGCTTCATGCGAGGGAGGGTGAAGTTTGCTCTCCACCTTGATCCCGCTAGCAATTGGCGCTGCTGATATCGCGTGAAATCACTCTCAAATCTCCTGGTGTGCGTTTCAAGCCCGAACCTCGAAGCCCTGAACCCTGGAGCAGTTGGCATAAAAATTGCTGTCATATCCTCCTCCCAACGCTTCTGGCTTCATATCCACCTCTTTCGATCGCAGAAAATACGCCGGATTTAGCGCGCTGCTCAATGATTGGCGCAGCATCACGTATCGCTGCGCCGATGGTCTCAACAAGGCCAGGTTGCATGTTGAAAACTTGAGTTAGATTTACAACGGTGCCGCCGCCTCCGCCCATTTTACTACCAGGGATCACCGTCCCTAAGCTGTGTGGGATAAAGAGCTCTGGGCCGTTCTCTCCGACGATTGAAGGGCGGTTAAGCGGCGGCACACCTCCTTCTGCGAAGCCCATAACAGGAGCGCTTGCAGATGCGCCGAATAATTCTCCGCCGCCACTTGATGCGCCGCCCCCTCCTCCACCAAATAACCCTCCTATCCCGCTCCCAAACAGCCCACCGATTGCCGCGTCCACCAGAGGTCTCGTCACCGCTATTTCCAATGCCTTCGCTGCAATGTCATTCAGCATGGAGAATGCAAAGTCACGCAGCCCACCGAATCCTTGGCGTGTGCTCATGAGGGCGGTCGCCATATTCTTTGCGATCCCATCGGCTGAATCGCGCGCGTATTTCTCAAGTTGCCGGAACGTTGACCCCCCTCCCTTTTCGAGCTGCTCGAGAGCAATGATATTTCCCTCGATCTCCATTTTCATTTCGAGGCCGGAATCGCCCATCTTGTCAAATGCCTCTTGGTTTTCCCGCAATTTCTCGCGGAATTGCGCCAATTTCTGCTGCTCAGGTGTGTCATAGAATGTGTCAACTTTTACCTTCAATTCTCCGTTCATCTTCTCGAGCTCTTTTCTTAAGCTCTCGACTTCTTTCTTCGACTTTTTAAGTTTCTCATCATCAACATATTTTTCGGGAGTATATGTCCCAGTGGGGGTTGTGGTTAGCTCATCACCACCACTTCCCTTCGCAGCTTAAGCGCGAGATGAAAGGCGCTGAGGATTCTGCCAAGCAGCTCGGCGAATCTATAAAAGGCTATTTTGCCGCTTTCGTCGGGATTGAATCCATAAAGAAAATGGTGGAGCTCACTAGCTCCGCACAACAATCGCAGATCAGGCTAGCAGCCGTCATCAGGGCGACGGGAGAAGCCGCGGGGGTAAGCGCCGAGAACTTTGGAAAATTCGCGGAACGGCTGGAAAATATTACGCTCTTTGACGGCGAGAAGATTCGCGATGCTGGATCGATTCTCCTGACGTTTAAATCGATCCAGGGTGATGTCTTTGAGAGCGCAATCCGTAGCGCGATGGATCTATCAGCCACGTTTAACAACGATTTGACATCATCGGCTGTGTTAGTCGGGAAGGCACTTGAAGATATGCGGAGGAAATCAGCGACAAGCACCGTCGCCGAAACGCGCTCGCGCATAATGAAGTCTTCGATCGCTTCCTGGCTTATCTTCTCGCCGATTCCCTCGACCGCGATGGATATGATCGCTGCCAGTTCATCCTGGAACAAACCTCTTGCATTTTCGCCATACACACCATCCATGATCAATTTTGGGATCGAGCGCCCGAGCGCTTTTTCAATTCGAGAAAGCACCCGGAAGGTCGGTTTCAACGCAAAACTTCTTTCCCCAATTTTTAGTTCAACCATCGCTTCAAGCATTTTGTTTATCCTTTTGGATTAACGCGGAAAGCGCCAACTGTAACGCTTGTGGCGGAGCTGTAAGAAACCGCAACCTGACCACTTGAATTGTTGTATGTCCCGGTTGCAAACGGGCCTATTAACTTTGTCGCGCCATTCGCTACAGCAACGACTTTGTCCGTGTAGGTTATATCCTCCATACCTTGTTTTTCTGCGCTTGTAGTCTGCGCAGTGAAGGTAACGTTTATTGACCCACCAGAAGCGTTCGTAATAGCAAAGAAAGTTTTCCCATCATTCGGAAAAACATCGCCGCCACCAGCAGCAGACGCGAGAGTCAGAGCAACCCCAGAGCTCGAGAGATTGGTTACAGATAATGTCGCCATGCTAAATAACCCCTATGCGTTGACGTAAGTTATAGTGCCGGAGCTCTCTAGCGTCAGAGAGTACATCTGCGCGCCATTATATGAACCGCTTGTTTCCATCGATGTTACTAACCACGATCCATCGAAGGTGTTCCCATCGCCGTCCACCAGCCCCATTGCGTTGATCGTACCGGCTTTTGCGTAGCCAAGGACGGTGTCGTACGCCGCATCATCTTCGAAGACGCCGTTTGCTGTGATTGTGATCGAATTTACACCCGCCGCCTCTAGTAATTGACGCACGCCAGTGTGGGTTTTCGTGGTAACATCAACGAGTTCGTTGTTGATCCTAATGTTTGTGTCTCTGAGGCCGCCAAGGGTTGTGCCTGCTGCCGTTGTGCCTTGCTTGAGCAAAAAGCTCATACCTTTTTTCGCTGCCATTTGAATCTCCTAGTTTGCTTGAGTTATTGCTCTGAAGCGTATGATTCCGTGGAATGTTATCCGCTCGTCTGTATCGTCAACCATGATTGTACTGAAAGAATCCCAAATGATAAACACAAGCGAGTTACCCGATACGGTCAGGTCCGCGAAATGAAGTAGCGTATGGATTCTGTCTAAAATTGCAGCGCATTGTTCCTGGTCTCCAGTCTGAGAAAAGACGTGCAGATCGATTGTCGTCTCTGCCCCATTTTTTGTTTTTGTTGTCCATTCATTCGAGATGGATTCTCCGAATGAGATATAGGGGAAAACAGGATTACTTTGCACCGGATTGGCGACAATACTCGCGCTGGTTCCTGTCCCGAGGAGAGCGAGCAGTGTTGAATCCGCGATCAATGTTGCATCGATTGCCTTCTGCAGCTGAAATGCGCTTATTGCTCCCATGCTTCTACCCTATCTTTTTTTGGATTGTTTTTCTCACGGCCTCATCTATCAATTTCACTATCTTCCTTGAATTCTGCCGCAACGATGGGGCAAGCCAAGGTCTCGCTGCTATCCTGTGGGTCCCGAATTCTAGGTAGGCTCCGTATTTCAGGGCTGTGCCAACAATCATCTCCAAGCCGTCAAGGAGTGCCTGGTGGGTGATCGTCGAAATCAAACGGCCCGTATCTGTGGCTGGCGCCTCACCTGCTGCAGATGCTCGATGAAAAATACCGCGCCGCTTGTACACTTTCCCGCTTTTCTTCCCGTGCGCGATTGCCTTTTTTGCTGTCATCTCAACCAGAAATGCGCTCTGCGCGATTGCCTTTTTTACTTCGCGGGTTGATTCAGGGGGCATAGACTGAAGCTTCCTTGTGAGCCTGTCCATACCTGTGATTTCTGCGCTAATCATGTCGCCGCCGCTTCTGCTGTCTCAAGCGCATCGATCTGCAAGAAACGCCTTCCCTCCTCGATATCGATTATGCTTTGGATGTTAAAATATCTTGATCCGAACTGAATCCGCATGTTCGTCGTTATCCCGGCGCGATAACGGATAATGATCCGGTGCGTTGTTTGCGCCTCAAATTGCATTGCCCTCAGATATTCCGATTGATTACGTGGCGTGATGCGCGCAAGAACCGTTGCGACGGTTGACCACGTAACGGTTTGCCCACCACCAGATTTGCGGGAGACACTTTTTTGCTGAATTACGACCGAGTGCTTGAGCGCTCCTGCGGTGATTTCGCAACATTTCATTGCCATCTAGACCTCGATTAGGCGGAATTGATTAAGCAACGAGCGGGCTAGATCCGAGGAAACGCCACCAGAACAATCACCGCGATTTTCGTACAGATGCGCTATTTCTGCAAGAATTCCCTGTTTAATCTGCGATGGAACGGACGAGCCGCTTGAGCCATAACCAGCGACAAACTGGATCTCCATTGCATCGGCGTTGCGAAGTCCCGCCGAACCAACGGATGGCCAAACCGCGCCTGTGCGCAGTGTGATTCGCCCCTTGTCCGCTGTTTCTCCGGCGTATGCGGAAACCTGGTAATTCCCTGAGTCAAATGTAACAGCTGCATCAGAGTCGTCATAAAATTTAACATGAGTCACACTCACCAGCGGTGCAAGTGGGAGATCAATGCTTTCTGGATTTGATAGCGAGCGAATTGATGATTGCCGAACACCGCTCCACCACTCATCCCGCATCACCACTTGCGGAGGATCGAGAAACATTTTCCAAGTTTGGTTGATGAACGCCCGGCGTGTGTACTTTTCAGCCGCCGTTCGAGCGATAGTAACGAGCGTCCCAATGTACGTGTCGTCGGTTGATGTATCCACGCGCATATGCGTCTTTGCCTCTGCAGTCGTAACAGGCTCTGATGCAGGCGCAGTAACAAGAGAGAGCCTATAATTTCGTCTTCCTGACATGATTATTCCCAAAAAAAAGCCAACCGTTATGTGGTTGGCTTAGAGTATCCTATTTTCTGCGAATGCGGAATCTATGCTCAAACCTCTTCAAGAAAGAAATTAAGACCCACTAAAGCCGCAGGCGCGATAGGAGCATCGCCTAGGTCAGACAACTTGAGCTTAAAATCTGGCACCTCGATCTGCATCGACTCTAATAGTTGCGCTGATTCAAGCTGATAATCCTGGATAGCCGCACGGCGCGCATCAGTTGCCTTCTGATCTGCGTCTTCCGGCAACGGCCTATTCAGGCCAAGCTCTGCGATTTTCTTTTGAGATGCCTTCTCGAAAGCGACAAGTTCGCTCTTGAGGATATCGTATAGCTTGGAGATTTTATAGGCGTTAGCGATAGAAAAAGGACGCTCGTTGAGTTTTTCCAGTGAACGCAAGCTCTCGTTAGCTTCCTGCAAGGTGATTTGCATACTACGCCCCCCTAGATGCTGATAAAGTGCGTATTGCCTCGCGTTCGGCGCGCAATGCAGCGAGATTTGCTTTCGCCTCATCCACCGCGCGCACAGCGTGATCGATGCGCATTGAAAACTCGGAATCAAGCATATCGGCTGACACCTTCTCGCCTACAACTTCAGGGATTCTAAGGAAACTCCCGTCGGTCTGCACTTCGTATTTAAATTTCTGCATTTTGTTACTCCTAGTTGATGGTTGAATTAATATCGAGATTTTCTACTTTGTCTAGGTCAACGTTACGCTGCGCCAACTTCCATTATACGCATACAATTTATTGTTTGTTGTGTCGTAAAGCATAGCTACATGTCCAGTAAACGCTGTTGGTGCTCCCGTTGGCGTACCTGCACAAGTACGGATATAAACAAAGCCATTCGTAGCATTAGTTGCCAGCGCGCTTTGGTTTCCAAGCACAACGTTGCTTACATGGTCGATATATGCGTTCACGGAGGGAGTCGCCCCTGTCCAAAAACGGATTGATGAACTATCAGCAGACATTGCAATCAGGTCTAGGGCTCTAACGCCGGTCGTTGTCCCAATGCCCATTTTATACGACGCGCCAGCTTGGTACACAGTGCCAATAAATCTATCGTTCCAGTCTGTCCAGATATCGCCGACAACTTCGAGCTTGGCTCGTGCATATGTGCCCGTGTTCCCAATAACTAGGCCACTCCCATCAAGTAGCATTGTTCGGACGTTTCGCGCAGTCCATTCGTGGTATTGGTACGAATTATACCAAAGCGTGTAGCTGTTTATTCCTATTCCATAACTATCTGCCGCGACGCCGCTATCGTACATTAATAAACGATAATTGCCATACGACGAAGACGCGCCTACGCCGCTATTCCCGCACGTATATGATGCTGCTGTTGGCGTTGCGTTTTGTACGCCTATTGTGCTGTAGGCATATATTGCGCCGGTGTAATTGTTGATGTCGGCCCTGGTCTGCCACGTGCCAGCGTTGTAGTAGCCAAACTGGGTGTTTCTGTTGTTTGCGGCATCGTTAGCTCCAGAAATTCGCAAACCGTAAGGCGCGCCGTTAACCATATGGATAGAATTGTCTAGGGATGTTGGACTGCTGTCGAATTGGACAGGTTTGGTTCTGGGAATTGAAATGCCAGAACCAAAGGTCGTCTCCCCCGTGCCATTAACCAACCAACCTAGCGTCGTAGGCTCTGTGTTGACTGCTCCCACGTAGCAAGCTATTGCTCCATATGCCAGTGTTAGTCGTGACGTTGGACCACCAGCATTCGGAATGACGTTGCTGGTGTTGTTATTGTAGAAGTTGTAGCCAAGATGGATACCATCACCGTATTTCGCGTAACATCCGTATAGAAAGCCGCTAGAATTGCCTCCTGACAAGCTCAAATTTCGATATCCGTTACTCATGATGACATTCCCAGCGACATCTAAGGTGTAACCAGACGCAGGTGCGGCTGTTGCGACGCCGACATTTGTACTGGTAACGCAAAGTGTAGCGGTACCTCCGCCCGCTAAAAGCAATAGATTTTTAGATGATGATTCAGCTCTTATAATAAAATCACCTTGGACAGCACTACTAGAGAATTCCCCAGAACCGCCCGCTACACCAAGGGTTCCATCAATGCCCGTTCGCCCCATTGTAAGGGCAACGTAATTTGTCGCTCCACCGCTTAATATCGCAAGACCTGTACCAGAGACTCCGGCATTACTTACTGTTAGCTTGCCTGCCGCGCTTGTAGTACCGATCACTACGTTACGACCCGACGTAATCCGCATTGCTTCTGTGCGTGTTGTCGCTCCGCTCGCCGTTGTGGCAAATGCAATATAACTTGGCGTTGAGGTATCTGTAAAAGTCGATTCGGCATGGAAGGTTACAGCGGTTACAGCGTTTGAGTATCCTGTCGCCGCATATCCTCGCCCGAAAACTCCGCCCATTCTGCTGTCAGTTGTTAGGGCTGTGGGTGAGGCTATAGTTCCACCCGCACCGAAAACCTGGAGCAAGCCGCCGTCATTCCCAGAGCCTAGGAAATAAGAGCTGTTGGCGGAGGCCGCGCCGGAATAAGCAGAAATTAACCGTACGCTAGATTGAATAAGCGTCGTGCCGGTGACCATCGCATTAATTGTCGGGGACGCCGCGCTGAGATACGCAACATCTGGTACGTATATCCCAGTAGTCGTAAGCCTTAGTCTCTCAGTGGTATTGCGGTAAAAGCTCAGATCATTATTGCTTGTCGAGCCGAACCACAAAGACGATGCGCTAACATACAGCCCCAAACCTGCTGTGCTTAGCGTCCAATAGTTTTCTGTTGCGCCGGTACCGCAAATGCCTTGGAACGTCGAGGCTGTGTTGTAAGCCATTACATACTGACACGAGCTCGAGGTAACCACTATTTCGTAGGCAGTACCAGTAACGCTAGGATGCGTGATAAGCAGATCTATATCACCCGCAATAAAACTCATTGTTGCATAGGGTGACGTGGTGATTTTTGAACCGTCGTAATAGCATATAGCGTTTGTAACTTGCGTGCTCGCACCAGTGCCGCCGCGAGACGGCGCAAGCGTACCCGTCCAACCAAGCGTCATACTTGTTGCGGCCAGAAGTGCGGAGTTGGGCGAGCCTCCCAAAGTAAGCGTGACGTTAGTATCGTTCGTGCGCGTCAGTGCGGCATTCGTGACAGACAGTTCTCCCTCAAAGAACGTTAGGTTGTTGCCCATCTGCACATTAGTAAGCTGCCCAGACGTAACGCTAGTGCAGACCATCACATCGTAGGGAACGCTGTTAAAATACAGATTCTCCGCAATAACCGTGTCTGTCAGAACCTCAGCGCAAATCAGATTGTGCGCTCCGAGGTTGACATCAAACGCAGCGCCGGTGTAGGGGACGAACCCAGCCACAGCAGATGAAAAAGATTCATTCCTCCAGCTAAGCGCGGTCGCATCCCATGTAAGATAATCTCCATCCGCAACGCTAGACGTCGAGACATTTATCAAGTCCTCGATCTTTGTGATTCCTGATCCGATGAGGGAATTTATTAATGATGCAGCCATTAGATCGGCCTCGTGATTAGAGCAATCTCTAAATCCGTGGCTTGGGCGACATTGCTTTGCAGTTTGAGGTAACGGATGGACGCAAGATCGAATGGCACGAAGGCAATATTGCTGGAGGCCTGGCATGTAAATGTTGCGGCAGTGTTGTCAACGTTCCGGACTCCCTGGTACGTCCCCGCCAGAGATAGAGCGCTCAGAATCGTGAGGGATGTGCCTGAGAAATTTGATGGTATACTGATGCCGACTATGGATGTGCCGTGCAGATCGACGGCGTTCGAGAGGGTCGCGCCTGCAAGGATTATTGCAATCGTATCAAACCGCAATAGCCCTTGGAATTCTGCGCTGATGCTCATTTTTTATTCTTGCTGAAAATCTTTTGAAGAAATGTTTCTTTTACCTGTTCGACTTTTGGCTCATTCTTTGTGCGCTCTTCCAAAGAGATCGTCGTACCGACCAGAAGAGATCTCCGCTGCACGATGAGTTCGACCATGATCTCCACAGCGGATCCTCTTTGTATGAAGCTCGCTGCCAAATCCTCTGGAACTGCATAGACCTTCCCCTTTTGGAAAAAGATCGACTCAAGCCCATCGATCATCCCGCGCTCATCCTTGAAAAACTTGAGGATCATAGTCATCGAGGATGTGCCACCACCACTAAGGTTGTCGCTGCATAGGTGCCGGTTGTTGTGTACTTAACGCGCAGCAAGTCGCCTAAGATCCCATCCTTAGTCGTGTCGTCCGTCAAAGATCCATCGGTAGGCGTGTAAACAGTTCCAAGCGCGGTGAGCCCGCTTAGGTTAACCAGTTTATTTGCGCTGGCTGTTGTAAATGTCACGCAGGCTATGTCTACCCAGGTTGCGCCGCCGTCCAAGCTTGTTTGCACGTAAGCGGTGGTTTTTGTCCCGCCGCTTCCGTACGTGAATTTCGCCAGAAGATTTACTGATCGCGCTCCGTTGGGGAGCGCAATCGTATCACCAGCCACCGCAGTATTTGCAGTGGTGATAGCCAGATTAAGAAGGGTTTTTGCCGGAGATGTCATACTAAGAAACCGTCGCGCTAAATGGCGTTGCAGGGCTGCCTGTATTTGTGATGAATCCAAGCACGCGGAAGAATCCGGCGGCATAGTCTTCGATCTCGATGATTTCTCCCACGCTCACGCTTCCCGTCGTCGTGCGATTCAGGGTGATGGTGTCCGCGGTGGCGCCGGCGATAAAACCAACCGCGTTGTCTGAGGTATCATCGACGCTAAAGATCATCCCGCGCATGACGTCGGTGGCGTTTGCTACCTTAATCACGTGGCTGTTGCTGGTGGCGAGAACCGATACAAGGAATCGATAGACCGCACCCGAACCAGTTGCAGCTGGAAGCGTTGCCGTTGATCCAGCGGCAGTGTCCAGCTTCATTGTTTTACCGAAATGCGCGGCGAGCGTAATGGTAAGAGCCGATCCAACCGCAACGTATTTCGTCGTCGGATCAAGTTGCCCGCTGATATCGATACCAGCAAATTTCGCAATGGCTCCAGCCTCTAAGTCCAGCGTTCCACCGGATTTAGCGAAAATTTTATTGCCGCCTGGCTCGATTCCAACGAGCGTGTTTTGTGTTTGGTATCCCATTTAATTACTCCTGTTCAGGTTTTTCAGATTCTTCTTTTTTACGTTTAAAGACTCCAAGTTTTGCCTTGGTTTTGTTAGGATTGTTATTTGAGTTAAGCATCTTGTTCTCAGGCGATCCTGCGATTGATTTCTCTACAACTGATTTCTCTACAACCTCGACAGCTGTGCGCCGGGAGAAGAACTGTTTCGCGAGATCAGCACTAATCTCGTATTCCCTTGATTTCTTAAAATCGATGATGGTGTTTCCGTCCTCTGTGCCTTTATCATCTGCAAGGAATACGACCTTTATCATTTTCATCATTATTTTCATCCTTTCTCAAAAATATCGGGGGAGACAATGCCTCCCCCGTTGCGTCAAGGGGAACGCATTCTTTCTACGATGCAGACTGCGTCACAGGTGCATCACAAGGATTCGCAAGCACGGCAATCGCGCACAGAGGGATGTTCCCGGTGTTTGCGGATGGAGTGATGGTTAACCGGACATATCGCTTGTTGCCGATATACCCGATCTTTCTCACTTCATTATCATCATCAAACTGGAAGCCCGCAGCCGATTCTGTGCCAAGGAGCTCTGCATCAACAACTGCCGCATTGTCGGATAGCGCAGAGTTGTCTCCGTCCTCCACAAGCACGGCCACGGTTGTATCTGCATCGCTCAGAGTCCCCGTTGAGATCAGAAACTCTAAAGATTGAAAACCGCGCGTATCAATGATTTGCGAAACTTGAGCCGTGTTATCTGTTACCACCACGGGCGAAATCGCCCGTTTAACCAAAATGTTGTTATGTAAATCACGAGTAGACATAAAAGATTTCCTTATGTTTTAGGTTAAATGATCCGTGCAACAAACTGACTAAGCAGCGAGTTTTTGGATCTTGATTGCCTCGAAATTGACCACATCTCCGCCGACGCGTTTGGTCGTGTAGTATCCGACCTGCCCGAGAGTATTGTACGGATCACGGAGAACACGAATGCCGGTGCGATCAACGATCTGATACGCTTTACTGAAGTCGCCATATGCAAGCGCCAGCGCGTTGCTTGCGATTGCGGCAATATCGGATGCGAATACAACTGGAGAGCCAAGCAAATCGAAGGCACGCCCAGAATTGCGGTCCAAAGCGCGGTTGAATAAATACTCACCGGATCCTGTTTTCAGTTTCATCAGAGCACCGAAAGAAGCGCGACGAAGAACGAACCGGGCGTTTGCTTGGTAGGCTTCGATCAGCGAATTCTGGAGATCAATTAGGCCATCAGAGGTGAAGGCACCAGCCGATCCGGAGTTGATCTGCTCAATCGCTCCAGATTCATACGTTCCAGCAACGGCCCAAGCGGAATAGGTCATAAATCCACGAGGTTTTGTGGCACCCGTGCCGGTAACGAATGAGGTGTTCTCTGTACGAGATAAAATGTCTGAGGTTTTATTTGAGATCCACTGTTCGACGTTGAATGATGCATCGTCGAGCAGTTTCTGGGAAACGATAGGATATGCGTATTGCTCGAAAGCCTCAATTTTCTTCATTCCGAGTGTTGCAGTGTTGGTTGCTGGGCGTGACGCTAGCTCACCAACCCATCCGCCGCTCGTCGATTCCGAATTATCAATCGGAAATTCGACGGAATCAGAGGAAAGAGAAACAACCGAGGCAAGTTGGCGGATTGGGGAGGTCTCGAAAATACGAGTCGTCACCATCGATGCAACCTGAGGGGTTACAAGGTAACCACCCGCAGAATCAGTGCCGACGCTCATTGCTTTTTGTTGCATGAAATTCTGTTCTTCAGTTCGAAGTTTCGAAAAAGAATCAGACATCTCGCCTTTGCGCATCCAGTCCGCGAATTTCGCTTCATATGCGTGCTTTTCCTCCTCAACAGCTCCGTCGCGTCTCGAGCGATTGAACGCTGCTGTGATTTCTTCGAGCTTGGACTCCAAAGCCTTTTTCGTAGCCTCTGATTGCTGCCGAAGCTCCATGTGCTCGGTTACAAGCTTAGCGGTTTTTTCCTGAGCTTCGATATGCAGCGCGTCGTATTTTTTTTCCAGTGCATTTGTTGCTTCGCGATGTGCAGCGGTTGCGCGCATTGCATCATCTTCTTGTCGCTTCACAAGTGCGATTGCTGAGTCTAACTTCGAAGCTAAGTCTGCTGTATCATTCATTGGTCTATCCTCTTTTTAATGCGTTTAAGAAATTGTCTAATTTTTGGCCGATAACCTCTGAAGAGCAGGAATCGCTCATGTCTTCTTTGGATTTAAATCGCGACGCCACACCTAATGCCTCGCCACGACTCAACCCTGCATCCCGCAGGAATTTTTCTAGATCTCTGATGGTTCGTATCGAATCCGATTTCACCGCTGTTACTCGCGCTCGTTCGTTTGCTGGGAATGTAACCAACGAGACCTCGTAGAGACTCAGCTTTTTTAGTGTACGGATGGAGGATTGCGCATCCTGCTCGTAATTATCGACGGCATATCCTATCGAAAGTCCGCTGATCGCACCCTGTTTCAACAAGGCGTAGGCTTCCCTGCCCTGCTGGACCTCGAGGTTTATCTCCCCCTCTACGTGCAATCCAATAGTATCTTCGACGAATCGTTTGTAGATGCCTATTGGGGCATCGTATTGATGCTGCCACAGGACAGGAAGGTTAATGTTGCTGTTTGCATACTCTTGTATTGATTGCGAGAAGGCGCCTGGCGCTACAATTTCACTTGCGGAATCGATGTTTCCGAACACGCTCCCGTATCCAGAGAAACCGCCCTCTTTCTTTTCATCTAACTTGTAGCGAAATTTGTAAGATTGAAATTGCATTTGTCCGTGCTCCGATTTGTAAATCCTAACACCGACAAACCATCTTGAAAACATAACGGCATCACTGCACTACTCTTCAGACACAACGTACCCCAGAACGCATCGGCACCTGATCACATTGGCAGCACTGGCCGCAGGATCCCCGGGGTACATCATGCGCTCCCCGCCTACAATAAAAGCCTCATCCATATCCACCACCTGCCCATTAGCCGCCGCGTGTTCTTCGCGTGTCCTGGCGTCAAAAGTAGATATCCATTCCTTTCGGGTTTTGATTTCGTATTCGTCACTCAGATCTTTCGCCGAATAGAAGTTACCAAACATCGCTGCGTTGTGCGTTTCGGTTATGGCTATGGTCTCAGCGCGTGCACGCGCGAAGACCTCTCCTTGCTCCCGTATGGCCTTTGCGGTCTCGCTAATTCCCAATCCCTTTGATATTGCCTGGTCTATTATCCCACGCAGATCCTCCTGGGTTGTATCACCAATCAGCTGCGCCTGTTGCAGGGCTTGGGTCTGGATGAATTCGGAAACGCGCATATCAAAGCGATTTGGCAATTTCCTCCTCTGTTTTTTGTTCAGATTCCGGAGATTATTAAGCGCGAATGAATAAATTGTGGTCTGATAATGTTTGCGCAGGATGCCATCCATTTCAAAGATATTTTCCAGCAGATACTGCGTTCGAATCCTTCCGAGCTCGTAATATTGGTCATCCGATACTAACCTTGTGACCTCCATCAGAGCGTTAAACATTTTTCTGCGCACTTTTGATTCGAGCATAAGAAGCAGCGCGAGCTGTCTGTCATGCTCTTGTTTGCGTGTTCCCCCAGAAAAACTAAGCACCATAAAAAATTCCCGCTATCCTGTTTGCCTGTGCGCTTGCCATGCCCTGCTTGTTAACCAAGAACTCCACATATTGATTTTTTGACATATCTGCGTCCGGCATCTGATCTTGTTGAGTTGTTAGGTCTGTTTGCTGCTGCTGTAAGATTCCGGCCAGCGCTAGAGGTAATTTTGTCGAATCGACTAACACGACATCTCCGCCGTCAATCGGCTCCTTTCCATCTTCTGCACGCTTCTCGTTGATTGTCAAAAAGTCTGCTATCTGCAAGGATTGACGCCGCTCATCTCTGCGCAAACTTAGCGCGCTGATGCTTTCTTCGCACACATCGATGTAGATATTCTCTCCGAATTTTGGTGCAAGCCAGTGATTCAGCTCAGCAATCACAAAATTCACAAGCGGTAGTACGGTCCCCTCCCAGAATGCAAGCTGGGCCTCTCTCAGATTGTTGTACGTAGAGTCGCCGGGGATGCCGAGCAAGATAGGAGGCACCCCGAATGCCCTCGCGATATTCCTGGATGCCTCGAAGATCGAATTCTGAAAATCCATATCCTTTGGATTGAGAGAAAACTCCTTCCAATCCATATCTCCCTCAAGCAGGATAGGTCTGCCGGCATTTTTCCCACTCATAATGGATTGCTCCATTTCTTCTTTCATCCGCTGGAATTGCTGATCCGTTAGCGTTGCCCCGGCATTTGCGGAGCTTGATTTAACCATAAACGCCCCCGACGGCCTGGCGCCATTCTTAAGGAGCCCGTAGTTCCAGGCGCTCCCCTCGTTGTGTAAATCAATGCTATACGCTGCTGGATCGCAGCTTGATAAGCCGCGCCAATCATCAATTGGGTTAAAATCCCGCAGGTGCAAAATATCTGATTCCCCGGTTATCTGATCGCATTCAAATATCTTCTCGGAGACGCCATTCTTATAGGCGTAACTTCTTGGCATACCAGTTTCTCCAGGCGTAACAACCATCCTGTCTGGCCTGTGTATCCACAACTCTTTCACCTGGGATCCGCTGGAGACACGCTCGATGAACACTTCCCCGCCGATCAAGAACATGCTGTAGAGTTCCCTAAAGAACGCATCATCACCGGATCGAGGATTCGGGCGCTCTAGAAGCTTCACAAGGGGGCCGTCCTCCTGCTCAACACGCGTTTCTTCCGTTCTACCGCTAAACACATCTAGATCCACAGAAGCCGCTGCTGTCGCAATCATGCAAATACAGCGATTAACGATCACGTTCTGGATATATGCTTCCCGGCTCGCTTTCTCGTAGCTGCGACGCTCGTGTTGTGGCCTTCCGATCAAATATTGGACTATGAGCCCTGCAGCTGCACTTGCCTTCTTCCCAGAAACAGAGAATTCTTTACCAAAAAATTTCATAGTGTTCTCGCTCTTACAAATCGTTGTGATTGGGCAGTTGCCCATTTTAGAAACTGTGTGGTGGAATCTACGCGGTCATCGTGTGCTGCGTTGGGGAATAATAGCATCTCTTCCATATATTCAGAAAGCCACTGCGGTTTGCTCTCTGGGACGAGCACTTTACCTGACTCGATTATCGGCGACACCACTGATGCACGGGTTATCTTATCGGCATCTGGTGTAACGGATATCACCGATAATTTTGTTTCCTTTCGCAGATCTTGGATTAGTGACTGCCCGCTTCCCTTGTCCTCTATGATGATTTCCTGGGCGCCCCAAGAAGCTGCATGGGAAATCGCTTTTTGTTTTAGCGTTGGATAAATCATCCGCTCGCACAGCACATCCATCAAATAATAAAACTCATTTGTGACAAGCCACGTAGTGCACACAGAAGGATCGTTGATTTGGTCCGACTTGAATGCCGTGTCCCACGACTGCACAATCCGCCCTGCGCCCTCCGGAAGAGCCGCATAATGCAGGAACCATCTTTCTTGAAATATCCCACCACCTGCAGGCGCAGGTGTTTGTTGGTATTGACCGGCGAATCCATACTCGCCCATGTTCTTCTTTGCCTTCTCTATGTCCTCTTTTCCCATGCGCGCTTCGTGTAGGAGATTCCCCGGCATGCGATAAAAATCAAAACCACTTATCGGGAACCGCACCGCAACTTTCGTTTCCGCGATTAATGGGATTTTGAGGTGATACCATCCTCCCTTTGCAAGCAAGTGCCCTGAAAGATCATTTTCGTGTAGCCTTTGCATTACGACTACAATCACCCCAGTTTTCTTGTTGTTCAGTCTTGATGAGAAAGTTTGATCAAACCATATGTTAGCGCCCTCTCTTTGGACCTGACTCGCCGCCTCAATAGGCTTAAGTGGATCATCCACTATGAGGACATCACCACCTTCCCCGGTCGATGACCCGCCGACAGATGTGGCAAACCGAAAACCTCTTTGAGTCGTTAGGAACTTAGATTTTGTATTCTGGTCATCTGCGATGACGACATCCGGAAAAATCCTCCGATACCACTCGGACTCCACGACCAATCGGCAATCCTGTGAGTGCTTAAGCGAGAGCTCCTTTGCGTAAGACGCCGCCATGATTTTCCGGGTGGGGTCGTGTCCGAGTAAAAATGCCGGCCAAGCCACACCGACCGAGATCGATTTCATCATCCTTGGCGGAATGTTTATTATTAGCTGCCTGATCTCGCCATTTGCCGCTGCCATCAAATGTTCCGACATGCAGTCAATATGCCAGTTCGAGAGATATTCTGCCCCGGGATCTACGGTGTGAAAAGTTTTCCTCGTAAAACTCGAGAGGTCTTGCCGCAAAGCCGCCTCGAATAGGCGCTCCCTACTCCTGATCGGATGATTTTTTTGCATATTCTGCGTAGCGCGAGTTTCTTTCGAGCAGATCATTCAGTATGGCCTCGTCTTCATCTCTCAAGTGCCTCACCTCATTGATCTGAACCAGCACCTCATCTGCACGATCCATTATTTCCTTTATTGCGGATAAATCGCCAGCAGCCGCACGCTTAAAAAGAGCGATCATCAGAAACTGGGCAGCGGTTATCTTCTTGTCCCGCACATAGAACATCCCTTTTGCGGGGTTCTTCACCTCCTGTTTTAGAAGCTCTTGCAGGATGGTTCGGAAGTGCACAGATCCTTTCGTCTTGCCAGCAGGATTGCCTGATTGCCCCGGCTTAAACAAAGTTGATCTCTGTTTCTCTGTTAATATTTTAGCCATAATCTATCCTGCTTTTGCCTGAATTTGCATCCTGCTCTTCTTTCTCCTCCTGTCTAGGCCCCCGGTGAAAGCAAAGATTCCTCCCTCGAAGCCTTTCAAGCTCCTTTCGTGTCCTTCTCTTATCTCATCGGATCCAAGTATTTTTATGGCCTCATTGCGAATTTTCTCCGCAGACCACTTACCAACTATCTGAGCTATTCTTTCTCTCGATTTCGCCCACTCCCCGCGCTTTGCTATTAGGAAGCTCACGGCCTGGAATTTTTCCTCTTCGTTGCATGCCGCGTGTTTTGATCGTGCAAGATCTAGGAAGGCTTGAAGCAGAATTGCCTGTAGCAGCCTCACTTCTCCGATTTCTTCTCGCCGATCGAAGAATGGCGATTCACACGTCACTGCGTGTCTTTGTCCGCTTATGCGATCTCTGTTTTTTTCGATCTTGCTGCGCACCATCGCTAAACCCCCTCAGATTTGCAATTAGTGCGGGCATCTTTATACTTAAAGTGTTAGGTGTCAAATTTTTTATATTCGATTGAAAATGCGCCTTAAAGCGTAAGATCTTACCAAAGAAACGATTGTAAATATCACCCCAATAATGAGGTTTTCTGCCAACCTTAGGTTCATTCCGAAAAACGGAAAAATTATAATTTGCGCAATTATTGCAAAGCAGTACCCCACGACGACATTAGCAACTGCTTCATAGAAACTCTTTTTTTTACTTTGCATTACCAGATCTTTGCTCCGAGATTGCCTTGAAAGATTGCCCACTCCCATCGTGTACTGCCGATTTCTTTGTTGTTTTTTCCCAGCGCTTTACTGCCATGTCTACATAGAGTGGGTTAAGTTCCACGGCGTAGCACCGGCGTTCGGTCTGCTCACAAGCCATGATTGTTGTCCCGGAGCCTGAAAATGGCTCGTACACCGCCTCTCCCTTTTGGGTTGTGTGTAGGATTGGGCGTCGCATGCATTCGACGGGTTTTTGAGTTCCGTGGCCGAATGTTTCCTCCGCCTCAGAATTTCCGAAAGCGTTGTTGTTTTTTATGTTCCAGATGGTTGCTTGCTTCCTGTCCCCACACCAATTTCCTTTATTTCGCACCGCATACCAGCAAGGCTCGTGCTGCCAGTGATAATCCCCGCGCGAAAGAGCAAAATGCTGTTTTGCCCAAATAATCTGAGTCCGAAGTTTAAAACCGCACGCTTCGAGATTCTGGGCGACCGTAGCGCTATGCAGCCCACCATGCCACACATAGGCTATGTTGCCCGGGAAGAGTTGCCAAGTTTGAGTCCAATCTGCACGATCATCATTTAAGACCTTTCCTTTTGATCTTGCCCCCTTCCCGGCTGATTCTTCCCTCCATGCCGGATCATATTCGACGCCATATGGTGGATCCGTGACCATCAGATTTGGTTTCTCATCCCCAAGGAGTTTTTTGATTGTATC